CCGAATATTCAAAATTAAAGGTAATGACTGATGATGATACATCACGAACCTTTGTAAAAAAATATACACCTAAGAATAGATACGATGCATTCTCGCAACTAATAGATTCAAAACCTATTGATGAGTATCATATTGTAGACAACCCAGATTATGTTAACATTAGTTATGATGTTATAGTGTGGTGTGAATATATGGAAGATTTAAACAAAGTGGTTGAACAAATCATTTACTTTCAAGGTGGGGTCTTTGGTGAAAGATATAAATTCCAAATAAAAGGTGAATCTTACTCGTTCGAAACAACAAATGGAGTAGGTGAAGAGCGTATTGTTAAAAGTAACGTAACTCTTACATCAAAAGCATATATTATACCTGAAGATAGGGGTAAGCGAGTAATGAACTCTCAAAAGGCATTTGGTACATCTAAGATTGTGTGGAATACTAAACTAGACACTTAGTGTTTACATTATAATTTTAATATTTATACCTATAAGTTAGTATAATAAAAATAAATGTTATGGCAGAAGTAAAAAACGTTACTGAAAAACAAAATATTAAGTTTGAAGAAGACGAAATTAAAAAAATAGAAAAGTTTAGAAACGATTTTTCAGAAGTTACCGCAAGGTTAGGAGAAGTTGAGATTGAATTAACCTTAATCGAAACTCAGAAAGATAATGTTGTAAAATTCAAAAACCAATTAAAAGAGCAATACTTAAAGCTAAGAGAATCTGAAATTAAGTTAGCAGGAGAACTTAAAGAGAAGTATGGTGATGGTGAATTTGATATAAACACAGGTATGTTTACACCATCGACATAAATATACATCGTTTCCAATTTTTATAAGTATTTATTAGTATATAAACCAAAAATTATAATAGGAGAATAAAATGGCAGAAAGAATAGTAAGTCCTGGTGTATTTACCAGAGAAAAGGACTTGTCGTTTCTACCCCAAGGAATTGGTGAAATTGGAGCAGCACTAATAGGGTCTACAGTCAAAGGCCCTGCATTTGTTCCAACTCAAGTAGACTCATTTCAAAAGTTTCAACAAGTATTCGGTGGATTGACAGAAGATTCATATCTACCATATACTGCTCAAGCTTATTTAGAGGATGCGGGAACAGCAACAATCGTTAGGGTATTAGGACAAAATGGGTATACCTTAGAAAACCCAATCGGATTAATTATATCCTCATCAGCAGGTACTAAATTAGCAGGTGTACTACACCCAACTACTGGTATAACATCTGATACTGACGTATTTGATGAAACTACAATAGCAGACCATTTTGGGTCAACTGATGTATCAGCATCATCGTTTACACTAACAACAAGTGGTTCTACAGCTACTTCCGCGGTATTTTCAGCATCTTTAAATCCAACAGATAGTAATTACTTTACAAAATCATTTGGATTTTCACCAAGAGGAGCACAAGACGCATATGTCTTGGCAAATTTTAAAACATTCCAATCAGAATCATTTGCAACCGGTGAGATTCCAGTTGTAACATTAGATGTTGCAAAAGATATTGATTACACTAAAGCATATACTGAGGCGTCAACACCTTGGATTACATCACAAAAGGTTGGTGGTAATACTACTAACTTAATTAAGTTCCATACTCTATCGCATGGTAATAACACTAACTACGAATTTAAAATTGGTATTCAAGATGTTAAACCAGCAGGTTCAGTACCAGGTTCTGAATATGGTTCATTTACTGTAATTGTGCGAAGAGTAGACCAAGACAAAGTTGTTGGTTCACCATTCGTAGGAGTAGTTGATAGCGATATCAGACCTAACTTAGTAGAATCATTTCAAGGTGTTAACTTAGACCCTAATTCTCCAAACTTTATCGCTAGAGTGATTGGTGATAAGTATATTACAGTTGATGCTAATGGAAAATTATCAACAAATGGTGATTATCCTAATAACTCAGAAAATATTAGAGTAGAAGTAACTAATGCAGTTAAAGAAGAAGCAATAGATTCATCTTTAGTACCATTTGGTTTCGCTGCACTGCAAAATCCATTCGGAACTGCATTTACTGTACCGAATCCAGCATATGTATCAACACAGCAAATCAATAACTCATACAATCCTAAGAAATTTTATGGATTTGATTTTGATTTAACTACAACTGATAACTTAGCGTTTTTAGCACCAACACCTGATACTGGAACAGCAACAGCTGGAACTGCATTTTACTTAGGAGATAATAACCAAGATGCTGGAGCTAATTTCCCATCATCTATATCACCTAATTCAGGTTCTATCTCATTATCAGATGCAACTACATCAATTAACTCTCGTAAATTTATAGTACCATTTCAAGGTGGTTTTGATGGATTCAAACCAAATAGAATTGTAAGTACTGCTGGTGATATTACTGCCGGAAACACACAAGGGTATGATTGTTCATCAAATACAGCTACTGGAACAATTGCATTTAGAAAAGCAATTAACTCAGTATCTAATCCTGATGAATTTGATATTAATATGTTAGTAATTCCTGGTCTTATCCATAGATTACACTCTTCAGTAACAACATTTGCTAAAGATATGTGTGAGGATAGACAAGATACATTCTTTGTAATGGATGCATCAGCATGGGGTGATTCAATCTCAACTGCAACTAATGCAGTTCAAGCATTTGATTCAAATTATGTAGCATCTTACTATCCTTGGGTTAAGATACTTAATACAGATAAAAACAAACCAGTATGGGTGCCGCCATCGGCAGTACTTCCTGGTGTTATTGCATTTAACGACCAAGTGGCCGCTGAATGGTTTGCACCTGCCGGATTAAATAGAGGTGGATTAACTTCAGCAATTGAAGCTAAGACTCGTTTGACTAGAGCAGAAAGAGATGCACTTTACGAAGGTAGATTGAATCCTATTGCAACGTTCCCTGGACAAGGTGTAACGGTATTTGGACAGAAAACCTTACAAGCTAAACCATCAGCATTGGATAGAATCAATGTAAGAAGATTGTTAATCGCAGTGAAGAAATTCATCGCATCATCTACAAGGTACTTAGTATTCGAAAACAATACTGCAGCTACTAGAAATAGATTCTTATCAATCGTTAATCCTTACTTAGAATCAATTCAACAAAGACAAGGTTTATATGCATTTAGAGTTATTATGGATGACACCAATAATACTCCAGATATAATTGATAGAAATATAATGGTAGGAGAGATATTCCTACAACCTGCTAAAACAGCAGAATTTATAGTTCTTGACTTTAACGTACTACCAACTGGAGCAGCATTTCCAGAATAGTATATAGACAATAGTTACGTTCCCCTAATATTTTTGGGGGAACTAACTATTTTTTAGAATAAACTATATTTATATAAAAGAATTAGAAACATAGGAAAACAAAAATGGCACAACTATTAGACCCAACAGAAGTAATGTTTACATCATTCGAACCGAAGATGTCAAACAGGTTCATTATGTATATAGAGGGAATCCCTGCATACTTAGTGAAAGCAACTTCAAGACCAGAAATAACAAATGGTAAAGTCACCATCGACCATATTAATGTTAGACGATATATAAAAGGTAGAAGTGAGTGGAGTGATATAACCGTATCTCTTTATGATGCAGTAGTTCCTTCAGCAGCACAAGCAGCGATGGAGTGGGTAAGATTACACCACGAATCTGTAACAGGTCGAGATGGATACTCTGATTTCTACAAAAAAGATATCACATTTAACAGTTTGGGTCCTGTAGGTGATAAAGTAGAAGAGTGGACACTTAAAGGAGCATTTATTCAAACAGCAAAGTTCTCAGATATGGACTATACTGGTGAAGATTTAGCAACTGTAGATTTAACACTTTCATACGACTACGCAATACTACAATACTAAAATACGGATTGTAATAAAAATTGAATATTTAGAAACCTCAACAAAAATGTTGGGGTTTTTTCGTTTAATTTAATTTATTTTAATATTTATTAGTATATTAAAGAACCTAAATAAAGTTTTAAAAAGAAAAACGTTATGAGTAAAGACTTACAAGACGACTACAACCCCAACGCCTCAAATAAAGAGATGGTGGAACTCGCAAAACAACAATACGAGCAAAAGCAAGTATCTGATTACAAATTTCCAACAGAAATAATTGAATTACCTTCAAAGGGTCTTATTTACGAAAAAGATAACCCGCTATCATCAGGTAAGATTGAAATGAAGTATATGACTGCTAAAGAAGAGGATATACTTACGACACAATCATATATTAAAGATGGTAGTGTATTAGATAGACTGTTCCAAGCTTTAATCATTAGTAATGGTGAAGGTGCACCTGTAAAATATACAGATATTACAGTAGGTGATAAAAATGCTGTTATGGTAGCGGCTAGAATATTGGGATATGGTAAAGATTATGAAGTTGAGATTGATGACCCAACACAGCCAGGTACAATACAGAAAGAAACAATTGATTTAACTCAATTTGAATCTACAGAGTATGATGGTACTAATCAGACAGAACTACATAAGAATGAATTTTCATTTGAATTACCACAATCTAAAAGAACAATAACATTTCAAGCATTAACTGAAAGTAAGGAACGTAAAATCAAACATCAACTTGAAGAACAAAAGAAGAAATCAATAAGAGTGAAAGATGCTCCAGATAAACAACTTACTACTAGATTAAAAAATACAATACTATCAATAGATGGTGATACATCACAAGAAAGTATTAATCATTTTGTGGATAACGAATTATTTGCTGCCGACTCAAGGGCTCTCAGAGGGCAAATAAACTCAGTTGTTCCAGATATAGACTTAACTTATGAATTTATTTCTGAAGAGACTGGGGAAAGGAGGGATATGTTACTGCCAATGGGCGTAACGTTTTTTTGGCCTCAGTCTTAATTACAGAAAAGTACTACACTCTCACATTTTTGATTTAATCTATCATGGTAATGGTGGATTCAACTTTACTGATGTTTATAATATGCCCGTTTGGGCTCGAACATTTTACATAGGTAAAATAGTAGAATTTAAGCAAGAAGAAAAGAAACAACATGATAAGGCTATGAAGAAGGCTAAATCAAAAACAAGATAATATTAATACCCAATGAATTTTTTGATGATTTGTTGGGTATTTCTATATTTATATACAACTAACAATTAAGGGATACATCAC